AGGGAAGAAGGCGCAACGGTCGAGCTGAGAGACAAGGCCAGCGGGACCGACGCGAGGGCTGAGAGGGCGGCGACGTGCACCGCGACACCCGCCTGAATTAGGTAACGGTTGCTGACCTATCTCACATGTGGTATACGTCACTAATGCTGACCTATCAGGGCCACCACATGAAGCTGATCAAACGCACACCGAGCACCTCGGCCAACCCCGTTGAAGCCGACGATCTTGCGGCGCACCTGCGCGTCACCAGCACCGAGGCGATCAGCGCATTGCGTTATGCCGATGTCGCTGCGCACGAGCTGGAGGACTATGCCGCGATTGCCTTGCTGGATCAGGAGATCGTGGCACAAGGCCAGCCCGACGAGCGCGGCGTGGCCTATCTGCCGATCGGGCCAGCCCCGGCACAGACACCCACCGTCGAGACACTGGACGGCACGGCATTGCCACACCTGTTCACCCCCGGACGCCACCCTGTCGTGACACTGGCCGAGCCATACGAGGGCGAGATCCGCGTCACCTATCAAGCGGGATACGGGCAGAACACCAGCGCCATCCCGGCAGACTTGCAGCACGCGGTTCTGGATCAGACCATGCGGCTCTATGACATGCGCGGCGACATGGACGCACCGGCAACACCAGCGCCTGCGTTCGCACGGATAGCGGCACGCCACAGGCGCGTGAGCTTGGGTTCGTGAGCATGGGGGCGCAGACACCGTCAACGCACTGTGCGGGGCGCTATGGGGCGCTGTTGCCTTGCAATGGTCCCAATGCCGGCGTTTTCGCGTACAGCTGTAACCGGTTGCCAACTGTTCTTTTCTCATTCCCGAAAAATTCCGGGGAGGGGATCTGATGGCGCGGGGTTCCAAGGATGCACGGGCGGCGATCACCTACCTGTCCAAGCTGACGATTCCCGAGGGGCGTCTGGCTGGCAAGCCGGTCAAGCTGGCGACGTTTCAACGCGAGTTCATCCGGGGCGCGTTCGGCAAAGATTGTGCTGTCGGGCTGCTGTCGATCGGGCGGGGCAACGCCAAGACGGCACTGGCGGCGGGGCTGTCGCTGGCGCACCTTGTCGGAGAGGTGGCGCACCAGCCGAAACGCGAGATCATATTCGCAGCGCGCAACCGTGACCAGGCCAAGACGGCGTTCGGGTTTCTGGTCGGGTTCATCGAGGGCCTGCCGGACGACGAGCAAGAGCAATTCACCATCCGGCGCGGTTCCCGGCTGGAGGTCGAGACGGATCTTAACGGCGGCGGGCTGGCACGTGTGATCCCTGCCGATGGCCGGTCTATCCTTGGCGGGGCACCGACGCTGGCCATTCTGGACGAGCGGGCGGCATGGGAGCGCGAGAAGGGCGACAATCTCGAAAACGCCATTCTGTCCGGCTTGGGCAAACGCGATGGCAAGGCCCTGATCATCAGCACCAGCGCACCGGACGACACGAACACCTTTTCCCGATGGCTGGACGAGCCACCCCCCGGATCTTTCGTGCAAGAGCATCGGCCACCCGAGGGCTTGCCCCCTGACGATCTGGAAAGCCTGCTGATCGCCAACCCCGGCGCGCGGCAGGGCATCGGCGCCACCCCGGCATGGCTCCAGGCGCAGGCCCGGCGGGCGATCGCGCGGGGCGGATCTGCGCTGTCGAGCTTTCGCAATCTCAATCGCAACGAGCGCGTGGCGTCCGATGATCGCAGCGTGCTGGTGACGATCGACGAATGGATGAATGCCGAGACGAAACCCGAGGCCATGCCCCCGCGCGATGGCCCTGTGGTTCTGGGCGTGGATCTGGGCGGCAGCCGGAGCATGTCGGCAGCGTCGGCATACTGGCCTACCACCGGACGGCTGGAGGCGATCGCAGCCTTTCCCTGCAACCCCGGCTTGGCCGATCGTGGTCAAAGCGATGGCGTGTCGGGGCGGTATCTGGAGATGGAGGCCCGAGGCGAGCTGCGCACCATGGGCGACACCGTTGTGCCCCTTGGCGCGTTCATTGCCGAGGTGGCCGGGCTGCTGGACGGGCAAACCCCGGCGGCGATCGTGGGCGACCGATTCCGACATGCTGAGTTCGTGGAGGCGCTGCGCACGGCAGGGCTTGAGCGCGTGCCATGCGTGTGGCGTGGCATGGGCTGGAGAGATGGCAGCGAGGACGTGGAGAGATTCAGGCGGGCGCTGTTCGAGCGGCAGATATTCACTGCCCCGTCGCTTGTGCTGCGGTCGGCGTTCGCGGACGCGATCACCGTTGTGGACGTGTCCGGCAATCACAAACTGGCCAAGGCCCGATCGACGGGACGGATCGACGCGGCGGCGGCCACTGTTCTGGCCGTGGCGCAGGGCGTTCGCATGGCCAGCGCCCCCGAGAAAAGCACGAGGATGGCATGGGCATGAAGCGCGGCATCGGATCATCTCTGGATCGTCAAATTCAGTTTCAGCGGGCCACCGAAACAAGTGATCCGTTCGGCGGTTCGAGCCTGTCGTGGTCCGATATTGGCCCCGCGATCCCCGCCCTGCGCGAGGACGTGTCCGACGCGGAAAAGGTTGTGGCGGCCGTGTTCCGCGAGCGGTCCCTGATCCGGTTTCAATGCCGATCGAGCGCGTTCACGCGGGGCATCACGGCAGATGACAGGCTCGAGCACGAGGGCCAGCTGTGGGGCATCGTCGGTATCAAGGAGCCGCAACGCGGGCAGCGTCGGCAGCTGCTGGAATTTTCATGTGAAGGGCCGCTGACATGACGGCGCGTCCGGGCAGATGGGCGCTTGTGCGCAAGGAGTGGCAGGCGGTGCGTCACGGCGTTCTGGAGCGCGACGGCTGGTGTTGCCAGCACTGCGGCGACCGGCGGCGGCTGGAGGTGCACCACAAGCTGCGCGTGGCCGATCATCCCGAGCTGGCGTTCGAGCCGTCGAATTGCCTGACGCTCTGCGGCCCCTGTCACACGATCGAAACCAATCGAGAATTGGGCAACAAACCCAACCCCGAGCGCGCCGCATGGCGCAAAAGCGTGGCCGAGCTGGCCACAACAACATCGAGCGAAGGAGTTCAAAATGCTTGATTCTGTGAAGATCCAGCGGCGGCAATCCGAGATCCGCCAATCGCTGGCCGAGCTGGTCGGGAAAGATACCCCGTCCGAAGATGAAACCCGGTCCATGACCGATCTGGATGCGGAGTATCGCACCAACGAAACCCGCTACCGCGCGTCACTGGTGGCCGAGGATGAGCAGCGCAGCCAAGCGGCTGGCGAGCTGGAAACCCGATCGAGCCGCGAATGGTCCGACATGATGGCCGGTTTCGAGATGCGGCAAGTCGCGTTGATGCTGGACGAGGGCCGCCAGATGGACGGGCAGACGGCTGAAATCGTGTCCGAGCTGCGCAGCGCGGGCGGTTTCCGGGGCATTCCGGTTCCGTGGCAGGCGCTGGAGCAGCGCGCGGGGGAGACGGTCAGCACCGGCACGCCTGACCCGGTTTCCACCCGTCCGATCATCGACCGGCTGTTTCCTGATTCCATGGCCAGCGCCATGGGCGGGCAGATGATCGCGATCGACCAAGGCGCGGCAGAATGGCCGGTTGTGACATCGAGCGTGTCGGCAGGCTGGCAGGATGGCGAGACGGCGGCAGTCGCAGGGCCGAGCGTCTACGCGACCACCGATCGGGCCATGACCCCCGCCAACACTCTGGGCGTTCAGATGAAGATCACCCGGCGCGCGCTGAAACAGTCGGGATCCGCTCTTGAGCAGGCCGTCCGGCGCGACATGGCCGGCGCGATCGGGCAGGCGATGGACGCGGCAGCCTTTCAGGGCACCGGGGCCAATGGCCAACCCCTTGGCGTTATCAGCGGGGCATCGACCTACGGCATCACCGAAACGGCGGTGGATGCGTCGGCAAGCTATGCGGCGTTCCGCGCGGCTGTCGCGGCGTTCATGGTGACCAACGCGGCAAGCGGTCCCGGCGCGGTGCGCGCCATGATCCGCCCTGAGCTGTGGGACTTCCTCGACGCTACGATCTTCGACGCGGGCAGCGGCGTCACCGAATGGGACCGGCTGTCGCGGCAGATGGGCGCGATCAACACCACGTCCAACGGGCTGGCAGCACCGGCGGGCACCACCCCGTTTGCAAATTCGGCGCTGTTGACCACGAGCGCGGGCGGCGTTGCCCCCTTCTACGTGGGCGCATGGGGCGCGGTTGACGTGATCCGCGACCCGTTCAGCGATGCGGCGTCCGGCGGGCTGCGGCTGACGGCACTGGCGACGATGGACATCACCGTTGCCCGTCCCGTGCAGCTGCGCGTCCTGACCGGGCTGGAGCTGGCATAATGCTCTGGGGCGCAGCATCCGGCGCGCTGGAGCTGCGCGCAACTGACGGAGGCGTCCGGGTGTCCGGGCGCTTCCCCTACAACGTCGAGACCGAGCTGGCGCCGGGCCGGTTCGAGATCGTGGAGCCGCGCGCGTTCGCGGCCCGGATCGAGGCTGGCGAGGATGTTCATCTGCTGTCGGGCCATGACTACCGGCAGCCCCTCGCAAGTCGTGCAGCGGGTTCGCTGGAGATCCGTGAGACCGACGAGGCGCTGGAGATCGAAGCGCGGATCGAGGGCGGCACGAGCTGGGCAGCTGACTTTCTGGCAGCGCACCGGGCCGGGCTGATCCGGGGCTTGTCACCGGGTTTCCGGGTTCCGTCGGGCGGTGATCGGATCGAGCGGCGCGGCAATGGCGTGCTGCGTCGGATCGAGCGGGCCGAGCTGTACGAAATTTCAACCGTCACACGGCCCGCATTCGAGGCGGCGCAGGTCGAGGCGCGATCCTGGGCGGCTGATCCGCTCCGACAAGTCGTCGGTTCGCACCACCTTTCACGCTGGAGGCTTTGACATGGGCATTTTGGATCTTTTCCGGCGCAAGACGCCCGACGAAACCCGAGCATCCGGCACCGGCTACACGGCTGCAATCATGGCCGCGCGGCAGTCCTACATCAGCGGCAGTTCGGATCTGGCCGAGCTGACAAGCGCAGCGCAGACCTGCATCAGCCTATGGGAGGGCGTGCTGTCCGGCGCTGACGTGACCGGCACCGACATGCTGGACCGCAACACCATGGCGCTTGTGGCCCGTTCGCTGGCCCTGCGTGGCGAGTTCGTCGGCATCATCGGAGACGGCATCACCCCCGCGTCGGACTGGGACCTGTCCACGCGCAACGGGCGTCCTGTGGCCTATCGTGTGTCGATCCCCGAGGCGGGCGGCGGCAGGACCGAGACCCGGCTGGCCCCCGAGGTTCTGCATATCAGGATCGGCAGCGACCCGGTGGCCCCATGGTCGGGCGCGGCACCCCTGCGGCGGCCGGCGCTGTCGGCCAACATGCTACACGAGATCGAGGGCGCGCTGCGCGACACGTTCCGGGATGCACCGATCGGTTCGCAGGTTCTGCCCCTGCCCGATTCCAGCGCCGAGGACATGGCCGCGATGCGATCCGCGATCCGTGGCAAGCGCGGTTCGACGCTTATCGTCGAGGGCGTGGCGCAGGCGACGGCGGCGGGCATG